AAATGGGTGGTGGTCTTCTTCAACTTGTTGCTTATGGTGCTCAGGATGTTTATTTAACTGGTAATCCTCAAATAACTTTTTTTAAAGTTGCATATCGCCGACATACTAATTTTGCATTAGAAGCGATAGAACAAACTTTTAATGGAAATCCAACTTATGGTTCTCGTGTAACTTGTCAAATATCACGTAATGGCGATTTAATAAATCGTATGTATTTACAAGTTAAACCAACAGCTAATGTTTCAGGAGCTGTTAATTATTATGGATTACGATTAATTAATTATGTTGAAATTGAAATTGGAGGTCAAAAAATAGATAAACATTATTCTTATTGGTTATATGTATGGAATGAATTAACTTTACCAACTTCTAAACGTCTAGGATATAATGAAATGGTTGGAGCTTATGGTGGTTCAACTGTTGCAGACCAAACTTTATATATACCTCTTGAATTCTGGTTTTGCCGTAATATTGGTTTAGCTTTACCTTTAATTGCTCTTCAATATCACGAAGTAAAAATAAATATAAATTTTGAAGCTGCTGATAAATGTATTTTAACTGGTGGAACTATAGGTTCTTTCTCTTCTTCTCTATGGGTTGATTATATCTTCCTTGATACTGATGAAAGACGACGATTTGCACAATTATCTCATGAATATCTAATAGAACAATTACAATTTACAGGACAGGAAGCAATAACATCTAAATCAGGACAAAAAACTAAATTAAATTTTAATCATCCTTGTAAAGAATTAATATGGTTTGTTTCAAATGATTATACTACTTATAAAAATGCTAATTGGTTTAATTTCACAACTAAAGCTGATTTTGGTGCAACACCATTAATAAATAATGCTGCAATTGTTAAAGCAGTTTCTCAAACTAATTATAATTATTTAAATACAATTAATGAACCTTCAAATCCAATTAAAGCTGCTAAATTAGTATTAAATGGAAATGATCGATTTTATGAACGTCCTGGACGATATTTTAATATCGTTCAACCTTATCAACATCACGAAAATATACCAACTAATGCTGGCATTAATGTTTATTCTTTTGCTCTCAAACCAGAAGAACATCAACCATCCGGAACTTTAAATATGTCTCGTATTGATACAGCTGTATTAAATTTATCTTTTGAAGAACCAAAAGCTTCACCTGGTAATACTGATTATAATCCTACAAAAGGAACATTACATGTATATGCGGTTAATTATAATGTTCTTCGTATTCTTTCAGGTATGGGAGGTTTAGCATATTCAAATTAAAAATATATACTTTTTTTTTCTCCTATTATAGTATAAAGAATATAGCATAAATGGGTGGTGGTCTTCTTCAACTTGTTGCTTATGGTGCTCAGGATGTTTATTTAACTGGTAATCCTCAAATAACTTTTTTTAAAGTTGCATATCGCCGACATACTAATTTCGCATTAGAAGCGATAGAACAAACTTTTAATGGAACTTCTGCATTTGGTTCTCGTGTAACCTGTCAAATAACTCGTAATGGTGATTTAATTAATCGTATCTATTTCGTAGGAACTTTAAATAATACAAATGGATCCGACCAAGCAAACGAAAAATTTAATAAAGCTATAGCATTAGTTCCTTATTTTGGATTAAAATTATTAAAAACTATTGAACTTGAAATTGGAGGTCAGCGAATAGATAAACATTATTCAGAATGGTTATATATATGGAATGAACTTTCACTTCCAGCAGGAAAACGTGATGGATATAAATTAATGGTTGGTGGTGATAAATATAATCGTTCTATATTATTAGAAGCTCAACAATCTTATTCATTATATGTACCATTAGAATTCTGGTTCTGTCGCAATGTTGGTTTAGCTTTACCTTTAATAGCTCTTCAATATCACGAAGTTAAAATTAATATTGAATTTGAATCTTTATCTAATATGGTTGATACAGGTAAAAATTATTCTGATCGTGCATTTGCTAATATTGGTAATACTGCTAGAACTGCAGCTTTAACTGCTGATAAAGCTACAAATTCATTATTAGATGGTGTCACTGATAAATTAACTTTAACAGCTGCTGCTCTATGGGTTGATTATATCTTCCTTGATACTGATGAACGACGTCGTTTCGCTCAACTATCTCATGAATATTTAATAGAACAATTACAATTTACAGGTTCTGATACAATTGCTGGTAATCCAACTAATTCAATGAAAAGTATTCGTATGAATTTTAATCATCCTTGTAAGGAATTAATATGGGTTATTAAACCTGATTATACAACAACACCTGCAAATCAAGTTGCCAGACCTTATTGGAATAATTTCACTGATCGCACAGGAGATAATCAATATGCTATTTCTAAGAACCCTGTGACATTAGCAAAGATACAATTAAATGGTAATGACCGTTTTGCTGAACGCCGAGGTAATTATTTTAATCTAGTTCAACCTTATCAACATCACGAAAATACCCCAAATATTTTTAATAATGGTATTAATAGTTATTCATTCGCTATAAAACCAGAAGAACATCAACCATCAGGAACTCTAAATATGTCTCGTATTGATACAGCTGTTTTATCAGTAGCATCAAGTGTAAGTGGAACTATATATATATTTACTGTTAATTATAATGTTCTACGCATACTATCAGGTATGGGTGGTTTAGCATATTCAAATTAAAAACAATAGTTTTTATTATTTTTTTCATAATCTGAAATATTGTTTTTTTGATTTTCATATATAAATTTATTCTTAGTAGATGCAACTGTTAATTTCAAAAATTCCAATTCTCTAATATTTGCCAATTTCTTCAATTCTATATCATGTTTAACTTTAATACGATTAAATTTAATAATATCTTTAATACGAACATTTTCAAATATATTAATATCTTTAATTTCTTTATTAATAGTTTCAACATTTTCAACAATTTTATCAAATACTTCTGGACTATAATTATTAGATAAACAGAAATAGTCAATTAAATCTTTTTGTTTATTATACATAATTTTATAATTAAATAATATATCATGTATATTTTTTAATTTCTCCATATTCTCACGATAATTTCTAAACTTAACAATTGAACTTAATATTGTTAATAATGTTCCTAATGCTAATGTAATTGTATTTATTATTAATGAAATTTCATATTTTGATATAAATGATGACATTCCTCCAGAAGTTCTTATAATATCTGTTGAATTTGTATCTTTATTATCATATAATTTTAAATTTTCATCTTCAATATCATTTTTATAATTAATTAATATTAATCTTATGGCTTCAATAAATGTTGTTAAAGTTGATATTATTAATATTAATAATGAAATACGATTATATCTAAAATAAATCAAATCATATTTAGCAGATATTATATATAAAGATGTTGAAATTTTCTTTTTATTATCTTTGATATTTTTTAATAATTTATCTTTTTTATAATTAATATCATTTATTGTATCACTCATTTCTGTTTGACATTCATTATTTTTTTTATCATTAAATTCATATAATGTTAGTAATTTTTCATCTCTTGAAGATGGTGTTGATGTTGAAATATTAACAAATTCAGCTTTAAGTTTAGGCATTTGTCCTTCATCATCAATTAATACAATCACTTCATCATCCCTATTATCTGCCATTATTTGTATTAATATTTTATAATAAATAAAATTATAATAATAATTAATACTAATATAAATATTATAATTACATCTTTAATTGTATAAGGTCGTTTTATTTTATAATCAGTCTTATATATCTTATTAACAAGTTCAATAGCATTTGTTATTGCTGATTCCATTGATGTAAAATGAACTTTTGAATTACCTGTATGAGTTCCCAATAAATAAATATTATCAGTTAATTTATTATTTCTTAAATAATTATTATTAGGTGTTTTTAAAAATGCTGTTTCATTAGATTTCCAAACTCCATTATTATAATAATTATTTATAAATGCTAATGTTGGAATAGGAAGTGATTTATAAATTTCTTTTAATTGTCTATATGTTTCATATATAATCTCATTCTTATCTTTACATTCATTTGCAGTTTTATTTATAATACTACTTTTATTATCTGTTAATGTTATATTACAACTTATAACTGTTTTTGAATTATTTTCTTTAAATCTCATATAATCACTTAAAATAACACTAGTAATTCCCCAATCACTATTATTAACAAAACTTACTGTTTCTATATCAAATTTAAAATTCCAATGAAAAGTTATAGATATATATTCATTATATTTAGTATTATTCGCATATATATCTAAATCATTAATAGTATTAATATTAGAAGATGAATTTATTAAAATTTTATTTAGATTTTCAGGGGGAATTGCTAATATTAATTTTTTGGTATAATATTTATTCTCATTATTTGTTTTTAATGTAATTATTGAATCTGTTTCATCTATATTAGTAATAGTTGTATTTAATTTTATTTCTATCTGTTTTAAATAGCGTCTCCAAATATAAAATAAACCCTCATCATTTGGCATTTTCGGTTGATAAGTATTATATAATAATGTCTCATTCATAACATGTAGAAATGTATTTAAAGATATTTTATTAATATCACCACCATCAATAATTCTACAAGTTCTATCAGTATAATCAATTGCTTTTTTACTAAAATTATTATTAATTAGATATTCTTTCATTGAAAGGTTTTTTGCATAATTTGGATCAAATAATAAATTTAGGAATTCTTTCATTAAACTTAAATTTTCATTAGTAGTATAAATATTAGTTTTAATAACATCTTCATATAATGTTTCTAATGTTGTTTTTTTATTTCTTATAAATAAATCTTTAAATTTTAATCCTAATTTATTTAATATCATTTTAAAATTCACATAATTATTAATATAAACTCTTGGACCATGTTCGCAAAAATAATATTCATTCTCGTATTTCTGTCTATTTACTTTATGACATCCTCCTATAACTGCATCTTTTTCAATTATCATTATCTTTTCATTCTTATCTGCTAATGTAGCAAATGTTAAACCTGCTGGACCTGCCCCTACAATAATACAATCGTATATAATCATTATATAAAAGTAATATTTTAAAAAAATGATTTTTTATAAAAATAAAAATCTTATAAAAAAATGGAATATAATTTTAATGAAAATCTTAAAAAAATTTGGCTGTCAAAATGTGATATTAATATTAAAGATATTGCTGAAGAATTTTTAAATAAAACAGAATATATATCTATAAATAAATTTAATGAATATTTATTAAAATCTTTAAAAGAAATGTTAGATTATTTTAATAATAATAATATTATACATCTACAATTTTTCAATCCTGAAAATAATATTAATAAATCTAATTATTGGGTTATTAAAAAAATTATTAGTTTTATTAATAATGATGATAATAATCAAAAATATATAATTACAATAAATACTAATATTAAATTTTTTGATAGTAATTATCCTATAATTATTGCAGATGATGCAAGTTATTCAGGTTCTCAAATATGTAATTATATTGAAGATTATATTGACATTAAAAAATATAAATTATTTATATTAATTCCATTTATTTCAAAAATAGCGATAAAAAGAATTAGTAGTTATGACAATGATATTAAATTTATTGAAAAAAATAGATATGAATTAAAACCATTATCTGAATTAATGATAATTGAAAAAATAAATAAATTATTTGATTATTATGGAACAACAAATATTACTCATTATCCTATTTATTTTAATCATAAAGTAGCGGATTGTTATTCATCTTTTCCATTGATTTATTCATATGGTATTATTCCTAATGAAAAAAATAAAGAGATTATAAAATATTGTAAAATGAATATGATTCCATTAAAAACTAGATTTGATGAACTTGATAGAATTATCATTTTAAATAATTGTAATGATATTATTATAAATTCTAGTAATTTTGATATACATAATCCAATATATCCAATTCCACCATATAGAAATTAATATTTAGTGCAATTAATATTATTATTACCTTTCTTATGGAAATCATTTAAAATTAAACAATCAACAGCAGATTCTTGCATCATTTGATATAATGATAATATATCTTTCATTTTTTCTACTGCTTGTTTATATATAAATTTATCAATATTTTCAATACCTTTAGCATCTAATTTAACTCCTTTCTTTTTTTTCCCTTTTCCTTTTCCTTCTTCTACATTTTCATCATCATAAGTTTTTAATTCTTTATTAATTTCTTTTATTTCATTTTTAACAGTAGAAATATTTTCTTTAATTTCATTAATATTTGATGTATATATATCTATTTCTTCTTTTAATTTATCACCTTCTATTTTAATTTCATCTTTTGATTTTTTTTTATCTTTACCTAATTTAGTCATTTTTGCTTTACTATTTTTTAATTTTGTTTGTTCTTCTTTTAAGTCAAAAGCATAAGTATCTAAAATACTTGTTTTTTCTTCTAATAATTTTTTTAATTCTATTAATTTCCCTTCATCTTTTGCTATTTCTTCTGGAAAATTACTTATATATCTATGAATATTTACATTCCATTCTTTTAATCTTAAATCACTATGAGAACAATTACGGGCAGCTCTTCCTATAGTTTGTTTATCACTTGCCCATGTTATTAATGGTTCAAAAATATGAATATGACGAACACCTTTTAAATCTAATCCTTCATTAAAACTTTGAGATGCTAAAATTAAATGAACGAATTCACCATTTTTATTAAAAGGGGCATTATATAAATTAACCATTTCACTTAATGCCTTTCCTTTATCATCCCCTAATTGTGTAGTTATTGCTAAAATAAATCTTAATTTTTTATTACTATCTGTTGGATTTTGATAAATTTTCTTTGCTTCTTCTGGTGTTAATTGTTCGTATCCTTTCTTTTTTAATTCTAAAGCAACTGCTAAAATACCTTGTCCTCCATAACCTCTATTTTCATAAAATGCTGAATATACATATTGTTTTTCATCTGGATAAGTTAAAACACTATCTAATAATTCTTTTAATTTTGGACTAAAAATATCTAATGTAGTTCCTTTTTCAAAATTATAAAGCATATTTGAATATTTACGTGCTGCCATCCAATATTTATTTAATGTATTAGCAGCTGCTAATTTATCATAATCTTTATGACTTTCTTTCACTTCCTTATATTTTTGAATATATGCTTCAAATTGTTTATTTGACATATTAATATATTTAGGTTCATTATCTATAACTAATGGAAATTTACTTCTATCACTTGACATATCAAAATATGAAATTAAACCTCTTATTTTTTCTTTAAATATATCTTGATTAAAAATATCATCAAATTCAATTTTAGGATTATTATTATTTTTAACAATATTTAATAATTTAATAATTTCATTAGGATTATCTCCTAATGTTGCTGTTAATATAAAAACTTTTAATTTAGGAAATTTAGTATCATTTAATAATAATTTTTCTAAATATTGATGTTGTTTTTTTTGATTTGGTAATGGTCTAAATAAATTATGAACTTCATCAATAATTAAAATACAATTATTTAAATTAATTGTTTTATTTTCAATTCTATTTGCTAATTTTGCAAATGATAAAAATCTTACATTCTTAAATAATTTCTCCATTTCAGTAATTGTTTTACCAGTAAATCTTGGAAATAAATCACTCGCACATTTATAAAATGTTGGTGGTGGATTACTTGTTAAAGCTTCTATTTTACTACAATAAATAATATCCATATCAGTTTCCCAAAAACCTTCCATAATAGCAGTAGCAGTACAAGTTTTACCACTTCCTGTTGAATGCCATATTAACATACCTCGTTTATCTAATTTTTTATGATTTATAGTTTTACAAATATTATTAATTATTGATTGAGGAACTGTTGGAAGTTTTGGAGGTTTTATAGATGATATAGATGAAACAGATGATATAACTGGTGTAGATGAAGAACTAGCATATGAAGATGATGATAAATTATATTTTTCTTCAATATTTTTAAAATAATCAGGAAAATATTTTTTATGTAATTTTAATAAATCACTATCATAATTAACATTCTTAGATATTAAATTATAATTTATCTTAAATTCTTTCATTAATTTTGGATCACTAATATATTTTTCTAATTCTTCATAATCTTCTTTATAATTAGGATCTAATTGATAAATTTTATTTTTAATATAATAAATAAAATCTAAATCTAATGAATATTGATAAAAATTTGTAAAATAACGATGATACATTTCATAATAACTAAAAGGGTCAGCAGTTTTCATAATAAAATTTTTATATTCTTTAATAAATTCATCTAATAATTTAGGATCTCTATTATTAATAAAATATAGTAATTTTTCATGTTGATTTAATGGATCTGTTTTTGAAATTATATATCTTGAATATATATAATAATTCTTTTTTATTCTATTAATATAAACATCAATATCTAAATTAAAATAATCAGGGAAATATTCAGAATATTCAAATAATATACCTTCATTATATATTTTTTTAAAAGTGCTATATTTAGATTTATCATATATATATAATTTTAAAAA